CGCTGCTGTAGGAACAACAACGTCATTAAGATCTAAAACAGCACCAGCAGACCAAGTAGTTGTCATTATGTTGCAGGTTCAAACACTTCTCTAAAAGTTGCTTGAATTGTAGCTCTATTTTTATAAGGTATTGATTTGTTCCATGCTTCGCATACATACTGAGATGAACTAGCTTCACCTGGAGGAGTAAAAGTAAAACTGGCATTATCATTTGCTCTATTATCTAAAAATGTTTCTATAGTATCTGATTGTGTTTCTGAAACTTCAAATGTGAGATTAAAAACTTTTGGATTTTGATGCTGTGCAAGACCTAAAGTTACACGATGTTCATAACCATCAGCAAAGCGAATAGTGCGAGTTATTGGTGCAGATCTTTTTTGTTGTCCGTATGTAGGTTTTATATTTACATCATCATCAAAATTAGGCACTGTCATTATGCAAGTAATCCTCCTGGTCTTTGTTGTTGTATTATTTCAGATTGTACTGCAACTGAGATAAGGCGACCAAGTTCTTTGCCATTCTGTTCATCACCTTCGACAGACGAACCAGATGCATCTACGTTCACTACGATATTTGTTGACCCACCTAATTCATGGTTCGGTGTAATATTGCCACTTACCCCTGGGCTAAATAATTCTGGCCCTCTTTCTCCAACTATATATGGCTTGCCACCCGTAACTCGCCCTCCTTCTGCCATGCCACTAATAGATGGCATTTGAATATTAAACATATTCTGAAACAAGCCTAAGAAAGATTTTTGTATGCCTAAAGCCATAACTTGTGCGGCAAGGTCTAAGAAATAATCAGCAATTCTATTCAACATATTTCTAAACGCATCGGTAACACTCATTGTTCCTCTAACAATTCCTTTAAAAGAATCTTGGAAGCTGAGTTTCATTTCTTTACTTACGTCAATAATTACCCGTTGAAACTTTGATAGTTTTTTTAACTCTTCGGTAGGTGCTTGAAATTCCTCTAAAAACATTAAATTCTCTACATTTGCACTAAGAGCATCAACTAATTGTTTTGCTTTTTCTGTACTTAAATCAAACTCAGGAGGTAATTTGCTTAAGGCTTCTTTCAATAAGTCTGTATCTTGAATCATTGGTATTAAAATTGCATCTATTTCTTTTAACCTCTGTGCTAAAGGCTTACTTGTATCGTTTAAAATTGCTTGAATCTCAGCATTTTCTTTTGCAAACTGAGTTATAACACCTCTAAACTCTTCACTAAAAGTAGTTATATCTGCAAAAGGATTAACACCATCAAATGTTAAAAATCCTGCAACTTGTTCTAATCTTTGTACTCTTTTTAAATCTTCCTCGAATCTATCTGAAAATACATCTGCTTGTTTTGCTGCTAACAAAGAATTAACTATAAAATCATTTGCAGCTTCAGATCCTTCTTTACTTAATATTTTATATGCCTCGAACTCCTGTCCTAATGTTAAGTTTTCACTTAGTTGTTGGATTCTTGTAAGAGTACTTGAAAAATCATTTAAACCAACAGTTGCATCAAATAAGTCTCTACTTCCAAATAGTCTTGCTAAATTCAACCCACCTACATCTGCAAATTTACTAAATTGTGCTACTAAAGCAGTAGCTTCTTCTTTTGTAATATCTAAATCTCTTCCTAATTGTTTTATTTCTTTCCTTGAAATTTGAGTTACGGCTCCTGCGTTTTTAAGATCCTCATTTAGAGTTCTTACTGCTTTTCTAAATTGCCTTACTTTTTCAATCTCAGCTGCAATAGCAGTAGCAAAGATAGAAGCAGCAAAACCACCACCTGGTGCGAGTGCTCCTCCAATACCACCAGCTAAACCACCAAGTATAGAACTTAAACCACCAGCTCCAAATAAAGCAGGAAAACCTCCACCAATCAATGCACTACCAACTCCACCTTTAACTCTACCCATCGCACCACCTTGCATTGCAAACGGTCCGCTAGGTGACGCTCTTCTACCAAAACCCATTCTTTCTGCACGAGTTAAAGGAGTAGCTGGTCCTATCTGTCCACCTCTAACACCAAAAGGCAAATCTTTAAATACTGCTGCTGTAGCTTGTTGAGATAATATTTGTGATGATTTTTTAGTTGATACAGCTATTTTTTTAGTATCTTTTCCGATGTTAGTTATCTTATCAGCAGCTTTACTAAAATCTAAAAACCCAGTATCTCTAATGGGATTAGTTGGGATAGCTTTTGTTCTAGCACCACTAAAATCTGCTGCTGAAACTGCTCCACCTGCCTTTAAGGTTTGGCGGAGTCTTAACTTGTTTAAAAGTTTTTCCTTCGCCATTAACTGATTATTATGTTCTTTCTCTACATTTACTAATGCTCTAGCTGCTCTATTAAAACTAGCCGTGCCAACTGCCGCCCTATCTAATAATCTTCTAGCTCTAGTAAGTTGCTTATTAAAACTGTTTATAGATACTGGTAAAACTTGGTTTTGCTCTCTAGCTTTTTTATTAAAATCTGCAATCTCTTTTGTTGCTCCTCTTAATTGTCTACGAAGATCAATTAACTTTCTAGAATTTTTAAGAGCTATATTCAGATTTACGTCATAACCTGCTGCCACTTTTCTATCTGAATAATAAAATTACTTCTATTCTACCTTCTTCTACCTTTTAAAGCACTATTTCTTTGTGCTAGTTCTTGTTGCTTTTTATATTCTTCGTTTTCAATCTCTGCATAAGCAGCCCAACCTATCATCTCTTCGATAGTAAGAGTTTCACATAATTCAGCTACAGTTTTATGTAACTGCTTTGCTAATCCGTAAATAAATTGCCAATCTTTATTTGCTTTTCAAGTCGGCTTTAGCCTCTTTAACCTCCTTATCAGTTCCCACTGTAATCATTGCTATCTGTATTTCTTCAAGAATAGATGCTGAAACTTCTCTTCTTAATGAAGCCTTATCTCCATCTTGGAAGATTCTTTTACCATCTTCATCTAAAGCCTTCTCAATCATCATCTGCAAGGCATAATCATTAGTATCATCTGTACCTGTTTTTTTAGAAATAGCTTCTCTCTCTGCAATAGTCAAAGGGTGCCAATACACACTAAGTTCAACCACTCCGTCTTTTATTACATCGTGTTTATAAAGTTGAGAAACTCCAAATTTGTTTCTTAAAAGGTCAACTGCTCTAGTCATAAAATAAGTACTGCTACTTTATTATACTAGGCATTAGCTGAGAATTGGCAAGATATTATTCCAACAAAATGACTTCTATCCTCGATTTCAAGCATTGTAGGTCCATTTATATCCTGTACTCTTGGTTTTACACTAAAAGTATCTTCATATCCCAAAGCATTTACAGAAGTCAAACCATCAATTACTGCCTCTGCTATCTCTGATAACTTACTTGTACCCTTACTTTTTGGAACGTATATATTACATTGAATAACACCAGAATAAAAATTTGAAGATGCACCTTGATTTTGAATCGTAGCCTGATTGTAATTTATTGACATTACTACATACTTTTTAGTCTTACCTGAAGTTGTAAAAGTAACATTGTCATAAACCATAGAGATAGTCGGATCTACGTCTGCAACTGCATCTGTTACTGCTTTTTCAAATGCTGCTCTTGTTTTAACTAAAGTCATTAATACTCCTTAAAGTTAACCTCAGAATAACCTACGCCACCAGTGCCTTTAGGAGACAATCCTTGTGTTTGTCTAGATGCCAAGAATAATTTACCTTTCTTCTGTGTCATTGTGTCTTTAATGATTTTAGCTAAACGTCCTTGTATGAAATTTTGAATTTTACCTCCTTCTAAAGCGTAAGCAGCATATTTAACAGTATTTCCAATATAGACAGGTCGTTTTATATTGTACTGCTTATTTATTTCATGTCTTTTTTGAATTTTTGGATTTGGTGGTCTAAAACCAGCAGGTTTCCATTTATCGCCACCAGGATCAGCAGCTAATTTAATATTAGACCACGGTTTAAAATTTTTTACCTCATCTTTTGCAACAATAGCTTTCGTATCAACCTTCCAACTAGATGCAAAAAATCCTGTATAAACAGGGCTATGAGTTTTTGTAGATAAACTATTATATGCTTTTCTAATAACAGTATTAAAATCTCGATTCATTTGAGCTTCAATATCGCCAACTGGATCACTTTTAGATAAGTCTTTATTAGCCATCAAAAACGCACCAATATCGTAAATAGATAAACCTGGCCACCCTTTCTAGTGTCTATATCATAAATCTGTGCAGTTCTTGTTTCTCCTGCATACGTCAACTGGATCTCATCATCAAAATCTACTTGATTATCACCAATCAAATCAGGAGTTATATATAATTTTGCTTGTCTTATTTCTCTTCCTTCGTCATCTTCAGACTTAATAAATTCAATCGGTACTTTTATATTTGAATAAGTTGTATCTACAGTAACTTGTTCTCCTGTATTTATGTTATAACTAGAAACTCCTTTCTTTACATAGTTAATACTTGTATCGAGAGAATCTCCTAAAGTTGCAACTATATCTTTTGCAACGCTTTTTAATAATGAATCAAGTTGTCCTGCCATTAGCCTCTAACTGCTCTAAGTTGAAAAGTACCTGCTCCACCAATCATATATGCACCTAAATAACTTTGTAACCAAGGATAAACGTCCATAATATTATTTATTGATCCAGTCCCTTGACTATCAGTATTGTATTTAACTTGAATATCTCCTAGTTGAACTTCAGAAAAATTACCGTCTTTACCAGTGGTTCCTGTAATAGCATCAGTATCATTTGCTAATGCTCTAGCTAATTCATATTGTGCATATTTAATATTTAATGGAATAGTAGAACACGCTAATTCAACGCCATCAACTTGATAATTATTTCTAGGAAATTTAAGTGCCTGTCCATCATCACATCTGTTTCCATAAAATACAAAACTATCAATCCATCTAGTCGCTGATATTAATGCTCGATTCTTCTGATCATCTGTTTTATTAGTCCAAGTACTCGAATCAGGGACGGTTTCAAAGTAAGTATTAGCTTCTGTCAATGTGACATAGCTATTAGCATTAGCATCTTTTATAGTTGCATTTATAGTGGCTGCCACGATAAGAAAGTAATTTTAGTTTTATTGTAGCGTAAAGAAAAAACCCCACCAATAATTGATGA